GGAGTGGACGCTGCCGCCCTGGACGAAGCTAATTACCGGCGGGATCGACGTGCAGGAAAATTGTCTGTACTGGACGATCCGCGCCTGGGGCGACTACATGACCAGCCAGAACGTGGCCCACGGGCAGGCGCTTTCCATGGCAGAGGTGGAAAAGGCCATGAACGTGGAGTTTTCCCTGCCGAACGGCGACACGGCCATGGTCAACCTGGCCCTGATGGACAGCGGCGACCAGACCGACGAAGTTTACGAGTTTTGCGCCATCAATTCGGACTGGGTGCTGCCCTGCAAGGGCACCAGCACCATGTTGTCCCATTACCGCCTTTCTGTGGTCAATAAGGCCGGCAGCAAGGCCAACGGCATGACCCTGGTTCTGGTGGACGGCGGCAAGTACAAAGACCAGATCGCGGCCCGTATGAGGAAGCCGAACGGGACAGGTTCCTGGCAGGTTTACAAGGATTGCGACATGGAATACGCCGAACAGGTGACGGCGGAACACAAGGTAACCGAGCGATCCGGCGGGAAAGAGGTTCAAAAATGGGTGCTGAAATCCTCCCACGCCGACAACCATTACCTGGATTGCGAGGTGTACGCAGCCGCGGCGGCGGACGTTATGGGCGTCCGTTCCCTGTACCTGAAAAGCGTGGAGGGACAGGCGGCGGCACCGGAGCCGCGGAAGCCGGCCAAGCAGGAGCCGCGCCAAACCCAGGAAGAAAACTGGATCAATCAAAATGACACATGGATCTGACAGGAGGCCACCAAATGAGTACAAACACAAAAGCGGCTGAAATGCTGGAGCAGGTAAACAACGCCATTTCCGCCGTTCTGGCCGGCGGCCAATCGTACAAGATCGGCAGCCGATCCCTGACGCGGGCAGACCTGGCCCAGCTGAAAGCCATTCGTGACGACCTGGAGGCGCAGATCGACAGCGGGACGGACAACTGCCTGCTGGATCGCACCTTTGTGGCGTTCTTTGACGGGCGATAAGGAGGAACCAATGAATAACTTTGCTATCCGTATCGAAGTGCCGCAGGGGCGGGTAAAGGACATTCTGGATCGTCTGCAAGAGGCGCAGGAAACGATCCGCGACTGTTACGACGAACTGGAGCAGCTGGGCGTCCTGACGATCAAAGAAAAAACCGCCAGCGGCAACTGACGGCTTTTCAACGGTTCATTCGGTTTCGTCCATTTCGTCCACAATGGCGGAAAGGACTTTTTGCAGATTATCAATCACCCGGTTTATGTCCTGAACTGTGCAGGGCGTGGAGCCGGTGGCGCTGCTGGGCCTGGAACAAAAGGCAAAATTCCGGATCAGATAGCGCAGCTTTTCAGTATCAGCCAAGATAACACCCCCTTTCCCGCCCCAATATTACCATACGGGGCAGAGCGGGGCAACCAAACCGAAAGGAAGTGATCCCAACGGGAGCCTTTGACAAAATCATGGCCGCTATTTCCCCGCGCCGCGCCTGTGAGCGCGAGGCATGGCGGCAGCAGCTGGAGATCCTGCGCGGATATGACGCCGCAGGGTATGGCCGCCTAAATGCCGGGTGGCGGGTACACAACGAAAGCGCGGAGGTTACGGACCGTTTCAGCCGTGACGTGGTACGCGCCCGCGCCCGTGACCTGGAGCGCAACAGCGATATTGCACAGTCTATCCTCCACGCCTACAAGCGGAACGTGGTGGGAAAGGGCTACACCCTCCAGGCGAAAACCGGCAACGACGAACTGGACGAAAAGCTGGAAAAGGCGTGGCGCCAATGGTGCAAGGCCAGAAACTGCGACGTGACCGGCGAACAGAGTTTTAACCAAATGTTGCGTATGGCTGTGGATCGCAAAAAGGTGGACGGCGGCCTGCTGTTCCTTTATCGCTACACCAAGCAGGGCCTGGTTCCGTTCCAGCTGCAGGCCATTGAGGTGGACGAACTGGACGTGACCGCCAGCAAGCCGAAATACCAGGGAAACCGCGTCGTGGGCGGGATCGAATATAACCAATGGCGCAGGCCGGTGGGCTACTGGATCAATCAATACGACATTGAGGGCTGGAGCCTGAACGACCCCGTTTACGTCGAGGCCAAGGACGTGTATTTTTACAAATCCAAGAAGCGGCCCAGCCAGCTGCGCGAAATGTCCGATATGGCCCCCACGATCACCAGAGTGCGCGACACGAACGAGTTTATAACCGCTGTTTCCGTCAAGGAGCGGATCGCGGCCTGCCTGGCTGTGTTCATCAAGCGGGCGATCCCAAGCGGCGGTTTTGGCCGCGGCGGTGCCAGAACGCCGGACGGCGGAATGGACTATGAGGGCAAGAAGCTGGCCCCCGGCATGATCCAGAGCCTGGGCGCCGGTGACGAAATCCAGGTGGTGGATCCAAAAGGTTCCGGCAGCGACGCAGCCGGGTTCCTGAAAACCCAGCAGGGGCTAATTGCCGCAGGCCAGGGCCTGAGTTATGAGGCCGTCAGCCGTGACATGAGCGGGGCCACCTACTCCTCCGCGCGGCAAAATGCCATTGAGGACGAAAACACATACACCGAGGACGTGGAACTGCTGACAGATTTCATGTCGGAGGTGTACGAAACCTTTGTTATTTCCTGTTATCTCTCCGGGCTGGTTGATATGCCCGGATTTTGGGATAAAAAGGCGGAATACCTTTCCCACACCTGGACGAAAGCCCCCAAGAAGTGGATCGACCCGGCCAAGGAAAGCACCGCCGGCAAAACTGCCCTGCAATCCGGGCAAAAGACGTTTCAGGACGTTTGCGCGGAACAGGGCAAGGACTGGAAAGAGGCTGTAAACGAAATGGCCGAAGTCCTGGAATATGGCCGATCCGTCGGCGTCGAGTTAGGAGGTGTAATTTTTGGAAATGGAACGACAGCAGCACAGCAGAACACCGCAGGCGAATGACCCAAAGAGGGACAGAAACAGCGGGCAACGAAGCATGGGCCACATTGAGGCCAACAGCCGCGCAGAGGGCCAGGAGGACAGCCGCAGGCGCACGATCAGCTTTTCCAGCGAGGAACCATACCGCCGTTGGTTCGGTATGGAAATCCTGGATCACGCGGAGAACGCGCTGGATCTCTCCCGCCTGAACGACGTGGGCGTTTTGCTTTTCAACCACGACACCGACAAGGTGGTGGGAAAAGTGATCCGCGCCTGGGTGGAGAACCACCGCGGCATGGCCGAAGTGGAGTTCGACACGGACGACGACGCCGAAAAGATTTTCGGCAAAGTCAAATCCGGCACCCTGAAAACCACGTCCGTGCGTTACAGCGTGGACAGCTGGGAGGAAGTGGTGGCCGGTAAGACCTCCGCGGACGGACGTTTCACCGGCCCCTGCCAGATCGCCCGCAAATGGACGCCGCTGGAGGTGTCCATTGTTTCCGTGCCGGCGGACGCCACCGTGGGCGTGGGCAGAGCCGACGACCCGGAACAGGCGACGGCCCCGGATCTTTCCGTTTACGAAAAGCAGATCCAGATCAACAAAAATCTTTATCATTGAGGAGGCAAAACAACCATGACCATTCAGGAAATGATCGCCCGTCAGCAGGCTATTGTGAGCGGCGCCCGCGCCGCTGGCCGCGACCTGACGGCAGAGGAAAGAGCAGAGTTTGACGGCCTGCAGCGCCAGATCGACGCAGCGGGCAACAACCCCGCCCAGGGAGCAGAGGGCCAGGGCGGCGGCGAAGCCCCCGCCAACGGCGCCCGCGGTATGGGCAACGATAACGGCCAGCAGGGCACCGACCCCACCGAGGCCGCCCGCCAGGCCGTCACCGCAGAGCGCCAGCGCGTGAGCGACATTACCGCGCTGTGCCGCCAGGCGGGCATGGATCCAACGGAGTATATCAGCAACGGCGCCACCATGGACACCGTAAGACAGGCGGCGGTGGACTACCTGCTGAAACACGGCGCCCCTGTTTCCAGCCGTATGAACGGCGACGAGGGCGACAACTTCCGCCAGGCAGCTGTGGACGCCATGCTGCTGCGGGCCGGTGTGAACGTCCGGAACCCCGCCAACGGAGCGGAGGAAATGCGCGGCTACTCCCTGCGCGATCTGGCTATTGAGTGCATGGCCCGCGACGGCGTGGGCACCACCACCTCCCTGCTGCGTATGAGCAAGGACGACCTGTGGAACGAGGCTTGCCGCCAGTTCTTCAACCCCACCGCGGCGTTTCCTGCGATCCTGGACAACGCGATCCGCAAGAACATTGTCCAGATGTACCAGGAGATCCCCACCACGTTCCAGCTGTGGACCACCAAGGGCAGCGTGAGCGACTTTAAGCCCACCAAGGATCACAGCTATCTGGCCGGCGGCGCCGGTGAGTTCCTGCGCGTAGGTGAAAACGGCGAACTGAAAGCCGACGCCCCCAAGACGGAACTGCTTCCCCAGCGCCAGATCGACACCTTTGGCCGCCAGTTCAGCATGACCCGCCAGGCGTTTATCAACGACGACGTGGGCTTTATTACCGAGATGCCGGGCCTCTATGCCATGAGCGCCAAGCGCACGATCAACAAGCAGGTTTACAAGATCCTGATCGACAACCCCGCTATTTTCGACGGTGTTTCCCTGTTCGACAACGCCCACAACAACCTGATCGCCAGCGGCGCCGCCCCGTCCATTGACACCCTGCAGGCCGCCATGCTGAAACTACTGCACCAGAAAGACCCGTTCGGTGATTCCATCATGGTGGAACCCAAGTATGTGATCGTCCCCGTGGGCTACGGCTTTAAGCTGTCTCAGATCCTGGAAACCGCCCTGATCGACGTAACCGGGATCGGCAGCCACACCGCCAACGCCCTGTACCAGTACCGCAACAAGCTGCAGGTCATTGAGGAGGGCGCCCTGAACGTCCTGGCCGGTGACGGCAACGCGATCCCCTGGTTTGTCGCCGGCGATCAGCGTTACGCCAAGAGCCTGCAGGTGGACTACCTGAACGGCCAGGAAACCCCCACCATTCGCCGCAGCGAGGTTCCGGGCCGCCTGGGCTTTGTGTGGGACATTTGGCTGGATTGGGGTATTACTGCGGTTGACTTCCGCGGTATTGCCAAGAACCCCGGCACGACTATTTAACAGGAGGTAAGAGAACATGACCGCAAAATACTGGCAGAAAGGCGAGGTGCTGGACTACAAGGCCAGCGCCGCAGTCAAAAACGGCGAAGTGGTGAGCCTGGGAACCAGGATCGGCGTGGCCGGTGAAGATATTGCCGCCGGCGATACCGGCCACCTCCATGTGGTGGGCGTCTTTGAGATGGAAAAGGCCACCGGTGCCATGACCATGGGCGCGGCGGTGTACTACGACGAAACCGCCAAGAAGATCACCACCGTGGCCTCCACCGGTGAGAGTTCCAGCAAGGTGAACAACATTCCGGCGGGTTACGCTGCCGCCCCTGCGGCCAGCGGGGACGAAACCGTGCTGGTAAAGCTGCTGGGCTAAAAGCCGGGAGGAAAGGAACATGAAGCGACTGACAGCACAGCGCCCGATCCTGTACGGCGGGCGTATGTATCAGGCGGGCGACACCCTCCCCGCCTATGACAAGCGCATGGTGCAGGCGTGGCTTTCCGCTGAAAGCGCCAAAATGACCGACGACGCGGCGGAGGAGGCCGCAACGCCCGCGCAGGACGCTGACGGCGGCCAGGGCGGCACCGAGAACGCCGCCACCACCCAGGGCACCCAGGAGGCCGCGGACGCCACCGAGGGCACCCAGGACGCCCAGGAGGCCACCCAGGAGAACCCCGACGGTGACCATAGCGGTGACGACACCGACATGGTGGAGGGCCACCTGGATCCCGCACAGCTGGAGGAAATGAACAAGGACGACCTGAAAAAGCTGGCCAAGGACCTGGGCGTGGATCTCCCGCGCGGCGCTGCCAAGGCGCTGATCGTGGAACGCCTGGCGGCGGCTATCGTCCAGACCCCTGCGGCGGCCATTGTGCCGCCTGCTGCGGATAACGGCGGGGGTGCCCTGTAATGGGCGCCCCTACGTTCAAGGAGCAGATCGCGGCGGATATTTCCACCACATTCCTGAACTGCCTGGAGTTCGCGGACACCCACACGGTCAACGGCAAGAAAATGGCCGCGGTGGTGGACGACAACGAACTGCTGGAGCGGGACAAGGCCAAGATCATGGC